TCTTTTCCGATATACTTACCGGCTTGTCCATCTAAGATATCGAAAGAATGAACAGAAGGATAATAGCTAAAACAATTCCAGAGCTGAAGCTCATCAAGTCTACGTTTAGGAACGTCCTTAACTTCAAATCCACGTTGAATAAACGCTGAGATAGGTAGTCTATAAAAGATTGCACCATTTTCCATAATAGCATGAAATAATATACTACGACCTGTAATAGCGCTAAGACCAAAAATAATACAGTCTTCAACTTCTCCATGATGTTTTTGTAAATCATATAAATATTCTCTTCTTATTTGTGCATAAGTTACTGGTATGTTTGCATTTAAATAAGCCATAAATCATTTTATGTTTCCCCAGTTAGTGCCAGATTCATAATCAACTTTGTTAGGCACCTCAAGAGTAACAGCCCCTTCCATAATTTGTTTTATCTTATCAGCATGTTCTGCAGATTCAACTGATATATCAAGTTCATCATGCACTTGTATATGTGGTGTAATACCCTCTTTGTATAAATCCACCATAGATTTTTTTGTCATATCAGCTGCAGATCCTTGTATTAATCTATTCAAAGCTTTGTATGTAAATGCTCTCTTGATTCCTGGTCCGTGTTCCGCAAGTGCATCTTCGTGAGATAATGCTTTGTGTATCCCGAACTGATTAGGCTCCCACAAATTAAATCTACATCTACGACCTAGTAGAGTTCTAACTCTACCTTTGTCCTGTGCTCTACGCATGACACTCTCCATTAACATTTTTACAAATGGCACCTTATCATGATACGTTCTAAACAAATCTTCAGCATCTTCTTTTGATACACCCAGCTCTGCTTGTAATTTATTTTTACCCATACCATAAAACAAACCAAGGTTAATTGTTTTTGCCTGTGATCTAGGTATGTTAGCCATGTCAGATACAATCTGATGAAAGTCTGCTTCACCCTCTCTATATGCATCTAATACTTCTTCTACACCATACAATCCATCAAGACTTGCATAGTGTGTAACAAGACGTGGTTCTTGTTGTGAATAATCAAAACAACCCCACTTCATACCTTTTTCTGGTATAAATAATGATCTGATCAGTGGTCCAAGTTCCTTGTTCCGTGCTGGTATCTGCTGTAAATTTGGATTGTTATAACTAAATCTACCGGTTACTGTACCACCACTATCTGATCTAATTTGATTTATCTCTGCATGTATTCGTCCTTTATGTTCATGTTTTAGTATGGTATCTATAAATGTAGTATGAGATTTATTTATTTCTCTAGCGCGAGCTATCAATTTTACCATTGGATGTGGATGGTTCTGCAGAAAGTTTTTAGTAAATGATGGAGAATTTGTTTTGGCAGTTAGGTCGTATGGTAGGTTTAGTTTTTGAAAGACTTTCTCAATTGAACGTGCAGCCCATATTTGAACATCTATTGATGTTTCTTTTTTTACTTTGTATAGGCATTCTTTTTCTTCTTTTAATAATTTGTTTTTCAGTGTATGCGCTGCTTGGGTATCTACACGAACGCCTAAAAATCTCATATCAACGAGGCAAGGAAATAGTTCGGTCTCTAGTTTAAATATATCTTCAACATCTTCGTGATACATTTGTTTTTTCATCTCTTGCCATAGTTTAAGAGTTAGATCTGCGTCTTGTTCTGCATACTCACCTACATACATTGCAGGTAATTTATACATTTCTGATTTAGCATCTACACCCCAAAGATCTGCAGTTTCTTTTAATACAGCTTCATTTTTGCCTATTCCTAGGTAATCACGACCCAGACTACCTAAATCGTATCGAAAGCGATTCTCGTCCACGAGAGAGCCAGCAATCATGGTATCTACGATGGTGCTATTAATTTTAAGACCTGCAGCACGTATAAAACATACGTCATACATAGCATTATGAAATATCTTAATTGCGTCTGTATTTAAGACATCTTGAAACCATTTTAGGACCATGTTTTTGTCCATGTTACCACCACCTTCATGTGCTATTGGATAGTAACCTTTCCAGTCTTGCACAGCTACAGCTATACCAACAATATTACTTTTACCAGTCACAGAGCCGGAGCCCATAGTTTTTAGTTCTGGATCTTTTGTCTCCAGGTCAATAGCTATCTCACTATAACTAGATAGGTCAGGAAAAGACTCTGGTGGTAGCCATTCTGTTTGAGGTTTAAATATCGGTTTCACTATAGTCCCTCTCTATAATCATTTCTAAAAAATGTATTGCTTTCAAAATATCTTCTTTCCCATTTTTATCGCGATGTCTTATGATATACTTAATAGCACAACCTTCAGGATATAGCAACTCATTCTCTACTACAAACTTACTTGGTTGAATTTTATATTTTTGGTAGTGACTCCCGCCGTGTTGCTTGTCCCATACTTTAGATGTCATATGCTTTTTTCCTTTGTGGTTCGATTATAAATAAATTGTTTTCTGTTCTAGTGCATGCAACATAAAACAATCTGTGTGTATCATCTGGATTCTTTTGATACTCATCGTAAGCTGCTCCAGATAATTCTGTATTAATTACTACATTCTCTCTTTCGTTTCCTTTTACACCATGTATTGTGGAGATACTTATTCTTGGTGTGCTAGATAAATCTTCACCTGCTTTTATTAATTTTGTTATTTTTCTTATATCTTCATTACCTAGTTCATCTAACGCTTCTTGCCATTCTCCTTCTGTTTGTAAACCATATTTATTTTTTAAATCATCTATGCCATAAAACTGATCTTTAACCATAGCTTTAAATAATTTTTTGTCCCAATTCTTATTCATTTTGTTAAAAATTTTTTTACAATCATTAAAGTGCATAGGTACACCTGTTTTTAATTGATTCCATTTTTGTATAATTTCATATATATTTTTTACTCTTGGTGTTGCATCTCGTCTTTGCCAATACAAACCTTTTTCATCTAACACTTCTCCTATATCACTTAACATATAGTTTGCTGTTGCTAGCACTAACCATTTACCCTTTGTAAAATTTATTTCATGTAAACTTTGACAACGTTGCAAAGACCCCTCTATATTTTTTGGATAATATTTTTTTTCTACTCGATTCTTAACTTTTTTAATAATTTTATTTGCAAGATCAAAAGGTTTTTTAGGCACTCTGTGAGATTGATCTAAAATTTTTCTTGTGCCTTCTAAATTTATAAATGTATTTACGTGTGCACCATTCCATTTGTAAATACCCTGGTCATCATCTCCTGCCATAAAAGAATCTGTTGCCGCATCCTCTATTCGTTTTACTAATTTCCATTGTATTAAACTTAAATCTTGCGCTTCATCTACAAACATTACTCGTAGTTTTGGTGGTTTACCTGTAACTAAAAATTTTTCTATCATGTCAGGAAAATCAATTAACCCATGTTCTGTTTTATATCTTTCTAACTCTTCTGATATAATTTTTAATTTGTTTAGTGATATCTGTTGGTTGTCTGTAAGATGATAATATTTTACCGGATCAATTTCTTTTGATCGTGCTATGTTTATTAATTGTATATATGAATTCTTAGAGTAAAATACACTGTCATGGTCTTCGTCTTGTTGTGTACCTTCTATCTCTAATCCCATCTTTTCACCTAATTCTTTGTAATGTTTTTGTTGCATGACTTTATCTTTAGTTAATCCTAATTGATTAAAACAAAAAGAGTGTAAAGTTTGAAAGTAAGGTAGATCATCAAAAGATAAATTAAATTCTTTACATGCTTCTTCTTTACCATGTTTTGCTGCATTTCTACTAAAAGTAAAATATCCTATTTTATCTGGTTCAGTTGTTTTTAAAAAATTATTTATTTCACCTAATAGTTCGGTAGTTTTACCTGTGCCTGGTGGACCATAAATTATTTTACGCATTAATAATTATCTTTCTTAAATTGTTTTGGTTTGTATGTTTCTGGTTTTTTATCAAATCTAGCTACAGCAAATACAGATAGTTTGTGTCTACCCACACGTTTAGTTGTGCAATGTAGATTGTCTTTTAACATTTGTGATGTTCTTTGGTATGGTACCTTCCAATGTTTTCTTGATAAATAATTGTGAAAGAAGTTATCAAACACAAAATGATGATAGCCTTCTTTGGTATACGTACCACCATTTTTAAGGTCTTCAAAATCATCTTTCTGTATTCTATTTACACAATAGTCTTCAAGATAGTTTCGTAATATATCTTTTGTACCTGTGCCCTCTGCAGGCTCTGTTACTTCTGCATTCTCTAATAATATGTTTGTAAGTTTTTTCCAATCGTTTGTTTTTAGTGTTGGTGGATTAAATCGTAATTGTTTTACACACTCTTCTTGAAATAAACTTTGGTTTGTTAAATGTTTTGCAGAGTCAAGATATAATCTATCACCATCTACATTCATATAGTAGTACGGTTCCTCTAATGCTACAACCTGCAGATCTGTTAAATTAGGAAATGTTATCTCTTGACCTATACCAAACTTTCTAGTCTTACATAATTTTTTATCACACAAACTACACATTGGTTGATCATTACATTTGTATCCCCAATCTTTTTTTTCGTGTTGCTTTGTTATGATGTTTACTTCTGTATCTGACAATGGTTGTGCCATTGCAGACTCGTTAAATAAAATTAATTTTGTTTTCCAATTTTCAGGCCATTTAGATTTTGCATACACACCATAATGAAACAATGCATTGTTTCTACCACCCTCTGTAACTTTGTTTTGCACCATAAGTTCTACACATGGTGGACCATCAGAGTATGGTGTCTCCGGTCTTTTAACTTCTATTGTGCTGATGTCTTCTTGTTTATATCTTTCTTGTAATTCAAAAAAAGCCTCTAGTGTAGCAGCTTCGCCATTCTCAAGAAAGGCATATCTCGTTGTATTACTACAATTAAAGTATGGTAAATTAAGAAAGTTTCCTGTATCATCTTTGGATTTTAATTCTCTTTGTTTTGGAAATACTTCTGATCCTCCATAACCTAACACAGATCGTATCTCATTAAGTTTATCTTGCATTAAACTTGCAGACACATAATCTTTTGTAAATAAAAATACATGTGCACCACCCGATTTAGATCTACATACTATTAGTGGTAATTTAAATTGTTTAATTTTGTTTATAAGTTTTTGATGATCAAACCCTGCATAAGAGTCAATATCAATACAACCCCATTTACATTTGTTATCATCATTGATTGGTATTACACCTAAACTATCTGTGCCATCTAAATGTTTTTGCCATAATTCATTAGTGATAGGTTCTCTTTTTACAAAAGATTTACCTTTTACTTTTGTACCATTACCATTTGATTCACCAACAATAGTGACACCATGAGCACGGTCTAATCCTTCAAATATGTTTTTAAACTTCTCAATCATATTTTATAAGTGGGCGTTTCCACTCTCGCTTAGACGCCCACTACCTAGGATTCTAGTAATTTGAATTAGACTTTGT